ATTCAGTTACAGCATTGACTACTGTTCCACTTACGTATTGCACAATCTTTGCTCTGCCTTGTGGCGTAGCATTAACATATTGGCCTACTAATAAAGAATTAAATACAGCCAATGAATAAGTTGAAGTTGCATCTGGCGTTGTTGTCCACGCAGAATCTACTGTTGCAACTTTTGTTGAGCCAACATAATCTGTAATAAGTTTTGTTTGACCAGAGCCAGTACCGCCAGTAATGGTGACATACATTGCTGTGTAAGCATCATCAGTAGCAGATGCTGCGGCTGCTAATTTAATTGTAGTGGATGTTGAGCCAGCCTGAGCTGTGCCAGTCACAACAGCCTGCGATGCAGTAAGTGTAATCTTCCCCGTTACAATCGATGGCGTTAATGTTCCTGGTGGATTTCTATATCCCAATGTAAACGCATATTTAGCTACGCTATCAAATGTAATAGTTGTTGCTGTCCATGATGAATCACTTGCGCCTCGCACAATTTTTACTGGCGCTAAGTCTTGATGAACGGCAATTAATGTATCAGCAGATTGTGTCCAGCATAATTCGTTTAACATAGCTGATGTAATGCTTGTAACTAAATAAGAATTGCCTGAGCCATTAATGTTAGTAACTAACGCGCCATTCTTAAAGATGTGCATCCGATTATGCGTAAAACACAACATATAGCTATCAGATGTAGAGAACTCAAATGGAACTAAGCGAACGCCATTACCAGCAGAATCTGTTCCTGCGTTTGGCAAAGACATAATGTAACGTGTACCACTACGACGAGTAATACCACCTTGAGGTTGACATACAATATTAGTTGCTTTCTCTAAAGCATTGCCGTATGACTTCAAATCATTACGTGCGCGGATAAGAGGGTCTAGCTCACCAGCCGTGAAGTTCGTTTGCATTGTAACAAAACGAGCCATTTACTATCCTCTTACAGAAATTAGTGAGAAGTCTTTAATGCTATTTGCTGGCTGATTCTGCCCATCAATATTCATTGCTGTACGCATATAACCGCCACGACCATTCTCGCCAGGAGAACCAACGGCTACGCTTTGCCAATATGCAGCCTTTTCTGTTTGGTCAGTAATTGGAATAGAGATATGCCATGCTACTAAGTATTTAAGAAGCTGAATAAACCATACAGGCATCTCAGTCTCAGGCGTGTAGTATTGATAATCAACATACACGATTGTTTCATTGGTTAGTAACTTATCACCCATAATACGATAGTTCACCATTGGCATTTCATTAAGGCCATTAGATGAATATACAGCGCGTGGTGCGCCAAGCCTGTCAGCAGGCATTTGATATTCATACTTGTATTCGTTTACTGGGGTAGTTACTAATTGCGCAAGTTGCGTCTTTTTGAATGAGAAGCTCCAAGGGTAAATCATTAGAGCTTGGTCACGAATGTCTGGGTATAGGCGGTCACAAATTGACGCCTCGTCGGTGCCTTCAGTAAAAGATGAAATTGGCTTTGCCCCTAGCATTAGCAATGCGTCAGAACAGATTGAAACTCCAGAATCACCAGATGCCATATTATCCTCTACATATAATAAAAGCTACCCCACCTTTTGAGCAGGGCAGCTAGTTTTAATACTGATTAGTCAGTATTTGTTGCACTTACAGTTGTACCATCTGCAATATCCACAACACCAGAAGCATTAGCACGAACATAAGAAAGCACTAATGATGGAGTAGTTGTATCATATACAAAAATTACGTCGCCAATAGAAAGCATTGTTGACAAAGCATTAAAGTAACCAGATGTGTTTACAGTTGCTTGAGTATCAGCAGTTTTGTAAGAGTAAAGACTTGGAGCATTTCCACCCTTAGAAGCTGCGATTGTTGAAAAACCAGTTGCTGAATAAGCCATTATCTATTCTCCTCTTAAGATTCGCGAGCAACGATAGACACAATACCTTCTGCGTCGATAGTAGTTGCGCCAGCAGAGAACATAGATGCAACCAAGAATGATGTTTTTTCTGGGATGTAATTGATTTCTGTTTTTGGAGCAATGCCTTCGCCATAGCCGATTGCATCTTTGTGGAACGCAAAACATGTACGGTCAAGTGAACCATCAATAGCCAAGCCACCTTCTGCACGGTCACCTAATACATGGAATTGGAAGCCCAAGAATGTATCAAGTTCGCCAGCAACAAGTGCTTTAACAGTATTAAAGTCAGAGCTAGTTACAGCAGTTTCTGACAATAATGATTGCAAGCCATTTGAGTGGATAACAATGTGACGGTCTGTTGGTGGAACGTTGTTTTTGTCCATCAAGCCTTTAGCTTGACGAAGTTTAGCTACGTTCATGTTAGTGTCAGTACCACCAATGTCATTGCTAACTGTTAGTGATGTGCCTGAATTTGCCAATGCGCTTAATACTAATTGGTCTTGACGACGACCAATAGCATTACCTAGCACTTGAACAAGCTCTGAACGCTCATCAAAGTTTACTTTTGCTTGTGAGAAAATGTCGCTGTATTCAGCAGCAATCCAATCTTCCAATGTTAAAGTAACGTTAGAGAAACCAACGTTTAATGGTGTAACATCTGTTTGCCCAATACGAGGTGTAGCAACGCCACGACCTACTTTTGGAAATTTAACTGTAGAACCTTCAACTCCACGACGCTGACGTACAGCACCTACCAACATTGCTTTACCTTGGTATGCTTGTTTAACTTCTGCGTCAAAGAGGGTTACAAAAGCATTTGATAATGCAATACTCATTTTGTATCTCCTGATAACGAATTAAAATAAAGTTTTGTGCTGTGGTGTGCCGTCAGAGAACGGGCCGTTGCTTGCTATTTACGTCAGCCATTCGTCAAGATTACTTGAATTACGGGTCACAATGTGATATGCCGTATGCGCTTTATACCATACCTAATAAATAAATACAATAGACTTTGCTAGTTTAATTAAAAATATTTATTAAGCAGGCAAAAAAATACCCACCGAAGTGGGTAAAAGTTTCTTGGAGATTATGCTTAACCGAATACTTGATTAAACATACGTTCTACTTTAGCACGATATGCTGGGTCTGTCTTGTATTTAGGGTCTCCAACCATGCCCATCAATTCATCTTTAGATGGTGTGCCATCAACAGGAGCTGATTGCGTAGGGATTCGACCTTCATAAGACTCGCGAAGTTTCATTAGAGCTTTAATGCCATTAGCAGTTCCGCCCATGATTTTAAATTCTTCGAAGTCATCTTTACCCCAAATACCTTTGTTGACTAAGCCTGCGCCCCATTCCGTCATGCCACGAATAATTGAATCAGCATTAGGGCCAAGAGCTTTCTTTTCAGCAGCAGCACTAAACTTAACTTGTTCTACTTGCTCTCCGCCCATTTCAACAACTTTACTTACTAGCGCATCAAGAGCAACTTGGCTTACACCATACTCTTTAGCCCAGCCTGCAACGTGTTGACGAACAGGGTCATCTTCTGGCGTATTGCCAAATGCAGAGAAATCATAGTTGCCATCTTCAGGCGCTTTATGTTTACCTTGGCTAATCTGCTTACGCAAATCTGTCCATGACTTTGCAATTGCCTCAAGGTCAGGCTCTGCATCATCTTTCTTCCAGAAATTCTCAGGCCACCAATCAGGTCGCTCAAGAGGGCTATCATCTTCTGGTGCTTGTAGATGACTAATTTCTGCTTTGTTTGAATCTACTGGTTGCTGACTTTCAAATGAAGCGTTATCCAATAAGCCTTCGCTGACTTTTTCCTCAGCTTGGGGTTGGTTAGTTTCTTCGGTCATTTAATTTCCTTTGCTTGTTTTATGCGATATTCCAAATCCCGTACAACGCTACATTGACCCTCACGATAAAATGCAAAGCTAGGGTCAGCTCCTGGCACGGCTACAGGATGCTCTAATATGGTTTGGCGTAACCATTCCATTAATTTCTTACCTTCTTCGTTAGAAGCTAACACTCGGTGGCATAGCTTACTTAAATCTTCACGCGCTTGCTCGACATCACGGATGTCTGTTTGCTGTGATTCTAGTCCTTCCCATCCATCTAACTGCATTATTCAAACTCCTCATCAGCCATTTTGAATGGAGACTTGCCCATCTTCATTCTCATGTTAGCATGCTCAACCGCTTTTTTAATAATAGTCTGTGGCATGTTTTGCATAAATGATTTGCTATCTACAGGCGTATCTAATAAGTATTTAAGTTCTTTAGTTTCCAATGTAGGAACCATCAAAGGAATATCAATTTCTTTTCCCCCAATATTTGTTCCAATACTTATTTCTGTAGAAATTCCACCATCTGGGCGTTTCATAGGGCCAAGAAATCCCATGCCTTTTTCAGAACCGTCTTGCCTTTTACCCATACTCTTACGAGTATCAAGATTCATGTTATCCATTACGCATCCTCTGCATCAGAGAAGTCTTTAGCCTTTAATACCAAATAAACAGCTTCACGAGTAGCATCTTTGATGTATTCATCGCCTGTAAATGTTAGGTTTTGCCATGCAACAGGATTGTGATTCTCGTCACGCACTTCTTTGCTTACATAGCCGTTAATAACCACTTCAAGTGTTTTGTTCTTAAAATCTTCGCTAATAGAAAAAATGTTCCAATAAGTTGCATTAATACCAAATACTGTGTTTACTGCTTTTAATAGTGCCATAATATTATCCTTACCAAGTTGTAATTAACATACGCTTCCATGTGTCAGTTGCTACACAAATATAAATATAATTGTTATCCCAAGTAATTGTTCCTGCTGTTCCTGTTGCTGTTGCTGACGCAGGCTGAATTGAAGTTATTGTAGTATATCCAACAAGATTTGTTGTGCTAAATGCACCTGCCAATGCACCTATAGTAATGGTGGATGTTGCCGAACCACTAATTGTTCCTGTCCCAATGTTAATAGTCCTGCTTCCACTAGGTCTAGATTGATTTTCAATATTTATTGTTGAAGAACCTGTACTTCCATTAGGTGGTCCTATATTAACAACTGTAGCACCAGTAGTTGATGTAACAGACCTACCAATATTAATTGTTTTAGTTGCCGTATTTGTGCCATAAGCAATGTTGACTGTTTGTGCGGCTGTAGATTGTCCTAATGTAATAGCACCTGTTTGCGTTGTTCCCCCAAGCGATAATGTGCCAGTTGTTAATGTTACCGCATTTATATTTTGTGTTGTTGCGGCAAATGTTACTGCACTACGAAGATTTGTTGTTGATGTACCTGATGTGCTACCAAGATTTAGTGTAGTCGTTGAACCTGCTACGCTGTTACTGCCAATGTTAATGCTTTTAGTTAACCCTGATTGAGTTGCACCATTACCAATATTGATAATGTTTGTATCATTAGTTGGACCAATAGTAATTGTAGATGGTCCTAATGTTGCCCCTGTAGTAATGGTCCTAATAGCACCTGTTGATGTGCCTGTTCCTATATTAATAGCACTAGGTGAACTTGCAGTTCCTGTTGAATAGTTGTGCGTGTAACCCGACATATTACCAGTACCAATATCAACAAAATTAAATGGACCAGTAGCAAGATTTACTGAGCCTGCTACATTCAATCCGTTAGATGTATATACAGTACCTTGTATATATGCCTCTGTTGTATCTACACTTCCAATGGTTGTAGTATTATTCCCACCGCCTGTTGCATTTGCGCCAATTATTATTTCATTTTCTCTATATACGGCACTACCAGTTACGCCGCTTCCAATGTAAATATTATTTTTACCATTAACTGTTAAAGAGCCAGCGTTATACCCTATGGCAGTATTATTTTCTCCAGTTGTTGTTGCAGAGCCAGCATTATATCCTACGACAGTATTATTCTTTGCTGAATTAAGGGCAGAATATGTAAATAATGCGCCTGAACCACCAAGCCCAGTAAAAGTCATTACTGTTGATGTATCTGTAAATCCTGAACCAGCATTAATAGTAGCAACATCCCCTTCAAGTTGACCACTTGCATTAATATAAATATTTATTAATGGATATGTTCCACCAGCAATAACTGGTGTTCCTGAAAAATATTGCAATTGAATTGTTTGTGCGCTTTCTGTTGGGCTATATCCGCTACCGCTAAAAGATACACCTAAGTCACCTGGGTTTGCAGTTATATCATTTAAAGTGTTATCGCCTATACCTACATTGTTTATATTTGAAGAAACAAGAAGCGGTGAGCCTAAAGCATCTACACCAAGAGCAGTATTAGTTGATACATTGCCATCACCTCTGCCTACTGTTATTCCATTGACTGTAATGTCTGTAGCAAATGATGATGAACTTGGAAATGGATTAGTATTATTCTTATAGGCATCAGCAATAGTTACTAATTCTGCTTGACGGTCAAATAATTTGTCATCACGACCGCCACCGCCACCGCCAGTTGGAACAATAATCCACTTGCCCCAATCTCCATCGTCTTGCTGAAACCTAAACTTAAGACCTTTAATCTCATGTTTAGGTATTGGGCCAGTTAAACCTCGCTCACCTTCGTCACCCTTTAATCCTCTAGGCCCAGTAAAGCCACGTTCACCTTGTGGGCCAGTATCCCCTTTGTCGCCTTTGTCACCTTTTGCGCCAACAGCATCAGTTCCTCTGTCGCCTTTATCGCCCTTGTCACCTTTAGGGCCTTGCGCTCCAGTATAACCACGTTCACCTTTTTCGCCTTGCTCGCCCTTTTCTCCAGGAACAGGAACATTCTTCAGGACAATCTCACCTGGGTCTCCCTTGTCTCCCTTTTCGCCTTTTACTGACGAAGCAAGACTAATTGCTCTTGAAGCAATTTCAACTGCCCTAGCCGAAGCTATACGTGCAATATCATCTCTACCCTGCATTTTTCATCGCCTCTAGTAATTGCATATCAACAGGATTATTTGGGTCTGCTTGTTCTCTAGCCTGTTGTGCCATTTGCATTGCTTGTTGTTTCATCATATCACGCTCCGCTGGTGAGTTACGAACAGCCTGTGGAATAGACATTTTATCAGCAATCAAGTCCAATAGGGCATCAGTTTTCATAGCAAACTGACCATCAGGGCCAGACTGCTGTACAATTTGCGCGTATTGCAAGATGTTTTGCACATCATCCATGTTCTGTGACATAGCCAATGGAGATACAGGTGTTACCTTAATCTCAAGACCATTCACCTTTAATGGCAAGTCAATGATGCCACGCTCATCCATAATCTGTAGAATCTTCTCTACCAATGGAACCATCGTCTCATTAATCAAACGACCAAATGCAGAACCTAAATTCTGTGACAATTGTTTCATACGTTCTACTACTTCTGTAGCAGAGCGAGCTGACATGTTATCTGGTGGCAATGATTCATCAAGCAAGATAGACTTAATGTTCATACGCAAGTCGTTCATCACAATCTGAGAAACATTGAAGTCACCAGAGCGCGGTAAAGGCTTCAATGACTCGCCTTGTGGCCCACCGTTACGAGCAACAGGAATAATCACGCCTGGAGCGATTGTGACGGTATTAGGGTTAAGTACGCCATCATCAGCAGCAGTATAAACACCAGCAATAGCCAATGACGCATTTTTAAGCACTAGCTCTAGCACTTTGTTTAATGTCTTGATGTCAGGCAATGCTGTGATTAACGGGCCGCGACCATAGATTTCACCAGCCACTTTCATGTAGCGTGATACAACCCAAGGGCTAAACTTCATGCGACGGTATACGATGCAAGTCTTGCTCTCTTTATGGATAACGTAGTAACCATAGTCGCCTTTAACTTGGTCATAAACAGTCGCTTCAATCAACTCAATATCTTCTGTAGGCTTTTGGTCAATCTTATTCTTTAATGCACCATCAATCTTAGCATCTTTCCATTGCTGTGTGATTGCCTCGCCTTTTAAACGCATGCGACGATACACATTATCCACACGACCATTAGCGCCTTCTTCAAAAGCTACTAGGAATTGTGGAACAGGAATAAAGTTAATTGGGCTAGTATCATCACCAGGCTGTACCATCATGACTGATGTGCCTACGCACAAGTCTAGTAGCGATTCGCCTACTGCAATGTCAAAGTTAGATTGCTTAATCGTTGCAAACATCTTCTCGGTATATACATCTAGCGCACCTTGTGCTTCTGCTTTACGGTCAGCAGGAATATCTGTACCAGCTTCAAGACGACACCACTTGGTTTGCGGTGGGAAGATTCCTGACTGCATACGGTTGGCAAAGCGTTGTGTAGAGTTGATAGCTGTAGCATCAAAGACACGATTCATTTTCTTAGCGCCACCTACCTTGCCATCATAAAATCCGTCATACAGATTCCGTTGTGGCAATGCAAATTCGTAAGCCTCGTCGTACAGGCTACGGAACTCCTCTTTCTTGGTAAGAGCAATCTCGTGACGCTTGAGAATTTGCTCTGGGGATAATCTCGTTTCAGCCATATTGTTTCCTAAGTCTTTTTATGTGTGTTTGCAAACTTACGCGCAGCTTCTTTACTGCCAAATCCCCAAGCCTTTAGTGCTAACTTCAATCTAGTAGGCTTGCCATTCTCATCCACAAGTGGCCCACTCATTCCACCAAACCTAGCTGCAAATGATACGCGTCTAGGGTTTGTTCCTTCCTTAACAGGAGCCTTTAGATTAGCGCCTTCTGTGCGTTTAAAGTATTTACGCCCAGCTTCTGTTAATCCACCCTCTGGATTCTTGTGTTCTTTTTTCATTCCTCGTCGCCTTCATCTGACAAGTCTTCAAATGGGTTCTTACCTTTTGCATCAGTAATTGGGCCACCTGGCTCCCATGTATCACAAGTCCTATGTGCTGTACATGGAATATCCCATTCATCACAATAACCACCTGCATCTCCAGTATCAACCCATGCTGGGTCTACTTCTGGTGGCGTTACTTGCTCATACTTTTTCATGCAAGCATCAACAGCTTTAGTTTTCCAATAGTGTCCACAGTTAGAACACAGCATCTCTCGTGCAGCTTCCTCACTTACATTCCACTTCATTGACTTGGTTAGCCAAAAGAATACTTCTGGAGCTTGTGGGTTTGCTGGGCCAAGGTCTGCTTTAACAATACAGATACGATGGTTATGTATACTTAACTCTTTATCCATCAATACTTCTGGACATTTACCGCTTTGAAATTCATCCATTATTCGTACCATTCTAAAATTAGTTCTGCCAGGTGTGCAGTACCATTGACATTGGTTAATCTAAATACATAAGTAGTTAATGGTTTTAGTACCATCTCTAAAGCAGAACTTCCTGCTCCGCCAGATTTTTTACCAGCCCCACCAGCAATGATTTCAGCCTCAATCTCAGTTCCAGTAACGCTAACTGTTGGATTAATTAATATAGCTGATTGACTTGCAGTATTAAGCACACGATGACGATTAATAGCCGTGAATGATGTTCCACCAGTAACAGTTGAGCCTTCATATATATAAAGTTCTGCATCTCCACCACAACTTGCATCAACTAATATATGAGGAGTTACGCCAGTTGCCCATGCAATTGCAATATTGCAACTTGCTCCTGCGGAAAGTTTTGCAGCATCTGGATAAATCTTATATGCTTTAAATGCACGCCCCTCATGTAGACGCAAATGATTGACATCTAATACAGGCATTGACCTATCAGAGCCAATTACTTGTTGTACGCCATCTTTGTCTGTATAGGTAGGCGATACAAACCTAGCCTTTGTACTAATGGACTCGCGTTCTACTTGAATAGCCATTATTTAGCTTTCTTAGGAATACCAGCCTCAGACATTGCGATTGCAATTGCTTGCTTTTCAGATGTTACTTCTGGGCCTTTTTTTGAACCAGAGTGTAATTTGCCAGCCTTGTACTCACGCATGACTTTAGACACTTTCTTTTGCATCTTTGTCTTTTCCATGTTAAGCACCTAGCGTGGTTTGTGAAGATAAGCCTTCTTCTGGGTTTGTACGTGCTTCTGACAACAACATACGAGCGCCACCACGAGCGCGAGCTAGACGTTTAGACGCTAATTCCTCACCCAAGTCACGTCTTGTATCTGATTCTTGTTTACGCAAACGTTCTGTCTCTGCTTGTTGCATTGCCAATTGTTGTTGAGCTGCTGCTGCACCACCATCACCGCCACCGATTAATCCACCCATGCTTATCTCCTAACCTAAAGTATCTGACATTGAATTTGACAACAAACCTCTATTTTTTCTAATCGTAGAAACAGAGGAAACTGACCCTAAACTTTCATCTACAGTTTTTTCTTCTAAGGATTTTTTGCTTAATCGAGGGCCAACTGAAATGCCAAGAGCATTTGTTTTTCCAAATCCTTCAAAAGCGTTATTGTTTCCATATTTTTTTTTAAATACGTTATTTTCTCCTGCTGTTGCTGCTTGCGCTGCCCTTCCACCACCCACCATACTTCCCATGATTAACCCCTAACCATTAAATTAAAGTCATCTTTATCCTCACTATACTGCTTCATGGTACACTCGGATATAAAACCGATAGCTCTAGCCCAATTTATAGCGCGATTATCTGACGTTTTAACAGTTATTTGCAATCTATGCAAGCCCATAGCTATCTCTGATATATCTGCAAATGCAATTCCTATCTTTGTCATGGCAATTGGCTTGGTTCTAGCTACGTCTCCAATGACAGACCACATTTCTGCAACGCCATCCCACAGTAAGGATGAGCCAAACACAGCAACAGGCTCCCCATGTAGAAAACAAGTGTAGGCAAATCCAAATTGTGCTTGCGTTTCTAGCATAGTTTTTACGCCAACCATGCGCTGTGCAGAATATCCAGCAAACTCACCGCCTTCAATGTCCATTGCATGCTGAAAAACAAACGGAGCAAACATTATCCCGTTTATCTTGGGCATATTATCGTTTAATTCTCTAATACTTAAATACATCGAAGTCGCTCATCACGGTTTTAGCAAAGATAGGGCCACTAGATGCAAGTGGATTACGCGTCATGCGCTTATGTTCCCCACCACCAAGCATTAAATAGCCAAAAGCATCGCCAACGTGGGAGTGTTCGTTCTTATTTGGGGCATCACGGAAGCGTTCTTGCCCTGCCCCTACTGATACGCGCTTGAAATGGTACCCACCAGCCAAGGATTTACGTAACATCTTGCATGAAGTATCCACCATTAGTCCAGGTTTACCATCAATAAGACGTTGCATAGGAGCAGCAGCACCCTCACGACGGACTTTAAAGTCGTTCGAATGGGTTGGTTGTGCCCGTAGACCAAGAGTCCTGAGATAATCGAACGCGGTGACTTCATAAATGGCATCCCTTTGCATACCAGCAGGGTCTCCCCACATCATTACCTGTGCTTTAGGATAACGTGCGTTCAGTTCTGCAAGTAGTTGTTGACCAAACCTCTCTAAACCCATGTCCTCAGTAACGATTTCATGTAGGACTACCCATCGACCATTAGCTAAACGCTGACCAATGACTGCTGCTGGCGTTAAACCAAAGTCCAAGCCAATCTGTATAGGCTGTGAATCGTCATACTCAATGGTGGCTGTCATCATTTGGTCGTTATACTCAGGCCACACAGGGCGACCTTCTTGCACATAGGTATATTTACCTTCTGCGTAACAGCGAATCCAGTCAAGGTTCTTACCACCAAGCATCTGTGGATAGTAGCCAGCAGGTAGATTGTTTAGATTTTCTGCTTTAGGGTTAATCTTCCACCAACGGCCTGATGCAAAGATATGGTCATTGGCTTCTGGGTTATCAGGCAAGTTAGCAGGGTCAACTTCAATTACCCCACCTGGCTGATTAAAGAACTTCCAAGCGTATGCACCTGTTACCTTTTCTTTCTCTGCTACTCGGTGCCACCAATGGTCATCATCCATTGGGTTGGTGTCCATAAAGACCCCGTGCCATGTCGCGCCACCGTCACGCTTTGTAGGATAGCGACCAACCCGATGAGTAAGGCCATCAATAACAGCTTTAGGTAGTTCTCTGGCTTCATTTACCCATGCTCCTGTAAGTTCCAAGGACAAAAGTTTACGAACATCTTTAGGTTGGTCAAGTGCTAAGAAGATAACCTCGCAGTCAACCCCAGCCGCGTCTCCCTTTGCAGGCAAACGTATATGGTGAGTAATAGGTGGAGTCCACAGCATAGGGCCAAACGTAGACTCAGGGAATAAGTCAAGCCATGTCTTGATGGTTGTTGTCTTTAACATAGGATAACTGTTACGGACTACAGCAAACCGTGAATAACGCACGTTGTCAATAGGGGATGGCTTTTGTTGTAACGCTTTTATAAAAATTTTTGCACAGCAGGCGTATGACTTGCCACTACCTACAGGCCCCATCAGCCCTTGCACAAACGAATCGTCTTGTAGAAACCTGTATACCTCTGGTGACTTAGAGAAGTTTAGGTTTAATCCGTCAAACGATACCTGTTTGGCAGACTGTTCTTTAGTTTTCGCCATCTATTACCTCTGCATCTATAGGGTCAGGAGCCACAATGTTTACGCCAATTACTGAAGGCTTGTCAGATTCTTGAACCTGGTCGAGTAACCCAGACGCTTTTGCCAATAACCTAAGAACACCAATTTTATCAAAGAGCTCGATGTCAAGTGTCGTAGTCGCGTTCCCTTCTTTATCGTAGCGAGTATTTGATTTGATACTCTTAATCGCCTGTAACGCATGCTCTGGTATATCGTGCGACGCTTTAACCTTAATGTTACCATGTTCATCCCAACTCATAATGTCAGTAAGATTTGTGTTAGCCATTGTCAGCAAGGCATAAGCGACGGCCTCACGATTGGCTTCTAGTGTTGCAGAACGTTCTAATGTTTTCTGAATAGTACGCACACCACCATAGTTCTTAAGTGATGGGATGCGTTTAATCTTTCTTGTATCTTCTTTTTCAGCCATTGATTACCTCTATCACTACTAAGCAAGCACCATTAGGGCATGGGTCGCCACGGGTTATATGTAAATCATCTACTTGACTATCATCATCGTACACGCCAGCGTTCATGAGAGCATCAAGGATAGCTTTGAGCAGATTGTCAATATCAAATACGCGACGACTACGAGGGCGAATAACAATGTCCACACGAAGGCGAGCGCTGCCAAGTTTAGGAATTGCATTATTAATAACATATTCCTGCACAGCATGTTTAAACTCCACACCAGCTTTAGAAATGAAGCGTCTTTTACCATTTGCTCTCCAATACGTATTAACTGACGGTGGATAAGGAAGTGTTAATATCATGTGCTTAGTGCATTTAAACGTGCATTTAAATCTACATTACTATATTCCTTAAGATAACTCTTTAATGCTAGGTTCACAATGTGCGCCCTAGGCATCTCTTTATCTTTATGTGCAGCATCAAGCATTGCCCTAGTCTTTGGTGTCAATCGTACCAAGAACTTGTTGTATTCATTAACAGCCATAGTCTGAATCTCCTAAATCACTATTGTCAAACGTCTTTTCTATTAGCATATCTGCCATAATCCATACAGCAAAGATTACTGCACAAATTCCTAGTATCCACCACATGTCAACCCCTTATATATCTAGTGTATATCTTAGTATATCATAATAAATAGCTTGCAAAAATATATAAAAGGAGTATATTAATTCTTACGGGGCCATTACCCAGCCCTTGCAAATGTAGCTACGACAGATGCAGATAAACATATCGAACCGCAGGGTACTCCTTAAAGGCTAACGCGAGCTATATGCAAGGTTAGTGATAAAATCGGGGCCAAGAGCTGTGGGTACCATACAGGTATAGATTAGATAAACGAGAGTAGCGCACCGTAAGGTGTTTTTATCTGAATACATTATTTATTCGGGTTAGGTTAGGTATTGTCTTTAAAGCCTGATTCCAATATGTCTAAACAAATGTCTAAACATACGTATATACACATGCTATATACATCATGGTAACTTATCTGTTACTACAAAAAACCAGCGAAAAATTGCTTCATGTACCCCTACCGCTAGGCGAGGGGGTGGGGGGGCTAAGGGTCGATTCTCTCACACGCTACACCAAGCCAAGTTACACGCTACCCCCTTGAATATTCCTAGCTAGAATAGGGTACCCTCGCTTAGGCGCTTGAGTAACTCACTATGAGATATGCCAGCGGATACGATACGTTCGAGAGTGAGCAAATCGGATTCGGATTTGAGAGAGTGAGATACAACTAGTACAGCATCGCTAAAACTAATACTTGCATTATCACCTTGTAACGGTTTACTCGGATTCTTAACTGATTGTTTACTTTGCCTTGCCATTTTATAGCCCTCGTTATGTACTTCGTTACAATTGCTTATGCTTATTGCATCTACAGCATTTATACTTTCATCGAAAATGATACGCCTTAACGCGCCCCTAAAGCCAGTAAATCCAGCTCTTACAATCTCAATATAGCCCTTATCAACTAACCTTTTAATGGCCTTGCTAATTGATTGTGATGACACGCCCCTATATTTAGCAAGTGTTGACAATGCTACGAAGCTATAGCCATTAGGGCTTGAATAGCCAGCTAATATAGCCAGCATCCGAAAATCCCCTAATGTAAGCCTTTTATCTAAACACGCCCTAATAGGTATAACGCAAAAACGCCTTGCATCCTCGCGCTGCTCTTTTATAATGACTTGGGGCCTTTTGGGTATGATATAAGTTTTATTTATCATTCTTTAATTATACATTAAAACAATTCATGATATATCGCTTGCATATCTCAAATAAATAGGTATTATTCAATCCAGCAACACGATTTTAAACACTATTTGAAAGGTTACTATATGTATAACGTTATAGATATTCAAACTAAGCAAATCATAAGCGTACACGCTACCCTTAAACAAGCCAGCCGCAAAGTTATTAAATTAGATAATGCTTATGGCGCTTGCCGTTATATTTACCAATATAAGGCCGCTTAATATGGATAAGCACTTATTTTCTAATATTATTGGCTATTCAATTCTAGCCCTTTTCGCGCTTGGCTTTATTGCCTTGTTTATGGGCTTGTTTAATACTTCGATTGAATTTTTTACTATTGCGCTTATTGCAATTGGCGCTTGTTTACTTAATAAAACACTATAGGAATATACGATTATGGATAGAATTACATATAAGCAATTAGAATATTTTGTAAATGAATTAAATGAACTAACGAATAGCCCGTTAAAACCTTATGAGCAAGTAAATGGAAAGCTAATAGGCCAGCTTGGTAACTTTCATTTATATGGCGCTTACGGCGCTACAGCATTGCATCGCACAATGAATAACGGCGGCGGCGTTACTGAGATAATCGGATTATCTACTAAGCGCGAGTTATACAATCGCTTACGCTCAATGATACAAGGCATTAAATTAGCCAATGAATTGAAAGGGGCTTAATTATGGCTATTAAATACGAAGTTCAGGAATATAACCTTTTTGGCGGCTGGCTTAATAATTGGCATGATGAAACTGGCCCCTCTTATTTTGAAAGCCGTGAAGCCGCGCAAAATGAATTGAATGAATTTTTAAATGATTGTAAAAATGAATTTAAAGCTGGCTTTATGCCAGATTATCCCGATAAAGAGGATTTTAGAATTATAGAATTGAAAGGGGTTTAACATGGATAATAACTTTTGGTTTAAAGATTATTTTGTGATTATGGAAAAGCAACATAATGGCTCAATCCGTGTTACTGCATCAAATGATTATGACAATATTCGAACCGTGTTTTATGACTATCCGATGAGCTATATTGTTAAAAAGATTAAAAGCCATATTCGCTACCGCTTAACTCAATTCTCATAATGCAATTTTTAAGCCCCTTTTAACGGGGGTTTAAGGGCTTGCATTAAGCCAATACGATAATTACACGATGAAAGGTTTTTTATTATGATTGAAAATATAAATGTTAGATTTTTTACTTATTGCACTAATGGCGATAATGAGCCAGATACATGCGAGATA